CTAGTTGCTGGATTTACACAGAGTTTTCCAGATGATGTAGACTATGTAGAAGCCAGTGTTAATGGAACTACAGTACAAATGCCCACAGTGGCTACAATTGCTATGGACTTGATTGTACAGTATAGCCCTCGTCGTACAAAAAGTGAATTTACATTGAACGGATTTGCAAATGGATCACTTTATCGCGGAGGATTTATTTAATGGCAGTTACATATAAAAAGACCAGTGCATACAGTAAAACTAAGTCTAACAGTAAGTATTTGGAATCTTATGTTCCACCTATAACTATTAGTTATGAAAATACAAAAGAGATAACACTAACAGCCAAACACAACCTGAGGCCAGATGTACTTGCATTTGAGTTGTATGGTGATGCAGACTATTGGTGGGTATTTGTGCTATTCAATCGTAATAAAATTGTTGATCCAATTTTTGACTTTAAAACTGGAGTAACTCTCCGTGTACCAATTAATACCAGCTCAATAGGAGTTTAATTTGGCTTACTTAGAAAATTCACTTAATCAATATGATAGTTATAGTTATAATCTAGCATTGCACATGGTGCATCCAGATAGTGCTGGATTACTTGATGCAGCTATTGCCAATGGTAAGACAATTGTGATGGCTGATAATAGCCAAGAGTCAAGATATAATATTAGTGATGTTGAGCAAAACTTTAAAGTTGGGTTTGGACAAGTGCGTAGTACATATGGAAACATGTTTACTATCAAGATAACAGAACCACAAGGCACAACATTTTTAGAAAGTATTGCACTAACTGCAAGACAGCTTAATATCGAAAATCATCTGTTGGCACGATATTTTATAACAATTGAATTTATTGGGCGTGTTCCCAATGGTAGTGCAAAAAGACATCCTTTAAAATTTATATACCCTATTGTATTTCAAGACATTCAAATGCAAGTTGATGCAGGTGGTGCTAACTATAATATCAATGCTGTTGAAAACAGTGTGAGTGCATTTAGTTATTTGGAGCAAGTAATCAAAAGTCAAATTACAGTGGAAGCCGCAACAGTTGGTGAGTTTGTGTCAGAGTTTCTGCAAAAATATGAAAAGAGTCTAGAAAATGACTTACTGTTTAATATCAATGCAGCATACAAAGATGAATATAATATAGAGTGGGATAATGAAACCGGCACAGATACTTGGCAACAGTGGAAAATACAGCAAGCTGCTGAAGGACTTAAAACACTTGGTCCAAGTAAAATTGGCAACAAAATACATTTTACCATTCCCAACGGCAGTAACTTGTCTGATATTACCAGTATGGTATTACAGGCAACTGCTGAGTATAAAAAGATTGTAACTGATACTGGCGGCTTTATGAAAACATCACCAGGCGAGCCCAGCAGTCAAAACTTGGATGAATTTCCTGTGTTTTACAAAGTAGTACCCAAAGTTGAGTTTGGTTCGTATGATCCTCTCAGAGGAGACTATGTTAAGATAATTACATTTAAGATCAAAAAGCATATTATGGTTGATCGTATTATGGACAGTGTTCAGTATGGCAAAGGCATTACTAATGCTACTATACAAAATACTAGAGTAAACAAAATGTTTACACAAAATTTATTACGCAAACGCTATGATTATATTTTTACTGGATTAAACTCTGAGATCATGCAGTTGGACTTAAAGTTTGATAATCAGTTTTATGAAATTAGTGTTGTTGGTAATGGACAAGTTGGTGACCCTAACAAAGATGCATCAACTGCTGGACAGGCTGCGGCAACAGTGCATGATGGTGTCAAAGCACTCAAGAAGAGCATTGTAGAAATTAGTAGAAAAATATCTAAGCTAAATCAACAAAAAAGTGGTGCTCCACCAAGTGTGATTATTAGAACAGAAACACAAATTGAAGAACTAGAAGAACAGCGTACTACAATAAACAATCAGTTAGAATCGCAGTTACAAGATTTCAGTCAACTAACACGTGGAGGCGGCGGTGTAGGATCTTCTGGAAATTTCCTAACTGCTGAAGAAGCAAAAGATGATATCAGTATGCGTTTAAGATTTGCTGGAGATGTTGTGGATGACAGTGACATTTACGGTCCTGAAAACGATGGCACTGGCGGTACACTACAGTTTGGTGCAGTTAAAAGTAATTTGGAAAACAGTGCTGATATGCTAAAAATTGAAATGGGTATACGTGGAGATCCATATTGGATGGGTATGCCCAGCAGTTTTTATAGAAATAGTTCAGTTAGTAATGAACTAGCTGATTACGAAAAGGGCGGGATTTTGTTTTTCTTAAATGTTAAATTCCCAATTGACGAAAATAGTGCTGGTAGAAGAATACCCAGAGACGATTATACATTGAGTGGTACCTATCGTGTTGTTGATGTAATCAACAGATTTACAGGTGGATTGTTTACTCAACATTTAGGAGCAGTTAGGGATTTAGCCACTAACACAAGCACAGTGTTGGGAACTTTACAAACACCTCAAATAATATCTGATGTTAATATGATAAACCCTGGCAGTCGAGATGCACTACCACAAGTTACATCTGATCCAGCAGCAATTCAAGAAAGTGGAGGGCCAAGATGAGCCACGCAAGCAGTAATAAATTTAGTAAAAAAGTTAAAGATTCATATAATCAAAATGTTATGAAAAAAGGAATCAAAATACCTGCAGGTGTTTACAGAGGCTTTGTAATTAACAGCGATGATCCTAGACAAATGGGCCGTGTTAAAGTAAGCATTGCTCGTTTTTATGGAATGTTGGATCCAGAACTAGTAGCAGAAGTGGATCGTGATAGTGAATATTTAGGCGCAGTTTGGTGTCGATTTATGAGCCCGTTCGGCGGAACAACGCCTGCTGGTGGCTCAGCGCAGCGTAGTTTTGGTATGTGGGGACAACCACCAGATCTAGATACTGAAGTATTGGTGGCATTTAGTGGCGACAGTAATGTTGGTATTGTGTTGGGCGTACTGCCTGACGAAACTCGTAACGGTAGTATTGCTGGCCCACAAAGTGGATTGGACAGTAATGGTAATTTTACAATTGTACAGGAAATTCCAAAAACTAGAGAATCAGAAAACCAACCTCCTGACGCACACCCACAGGCAGAAGCATTAAAAACACAAGGGCTTGAAAAGGATCGCTTACGTGGTTTAAATTTTAGTAACCCAAGACGTGAAAGTAAAAGTCGTGTAATGGGAATGAGTACACCAGATGGTCATGCATTTGTTATGGACGATGGCGGTGCAGAAGACGGAACAAGTAATTTAGTTCGTTTACGTACTGCTGGCGGCGCACAAATACTAATGGATGATACAAATGGATTTACATATATTATTAGTAGAGATGGCAACAGTTGGATTGAAATGAACCGCAATGGCGACTTGGATGTGTATGCACAAAGTTCTATAAACTTTAACACTGCTGGTGATTTTAATATAAACGCTGACGGCAACATTAACATGCAAAGTAAACTAGGCACAAATATTAAAAGTCTAGGAGTTGCTGGTATTAAGATGCATGCCAGTACTGGTACTATAGATATCAAAGCACACAGTAATCTACAAATTGAAACAGAAAGCAACGGTAATTTAAGAGTTGCTGGAAACTATAGAGAAACTGCCAGTCGTATTGATATGAATGGTCCTCCTGCATTGGCGGCATCCACACCAACTGCAACACAACATACTGGCAACAAAGTTGTAAAAGAAAGTGTTGCAACTCGTGTACCAGAAGCTGAACCATGGAATGGGCATTTGGATGTACAGGTTGTAGATACAAGCAGTCCGGCTGGCACAACTGATCAGTTTGCAAGTGATACGTACTACTATCAAACACCAGCAAATCCAGCTGCAGGCGAAAATACTGGTGCATATGACTTGGGAGATTTCCCAGAAGCTGAAACTGATGCTAGTGGATTAATAAATTGGAGAGCTGGTGTTGACCGTGCTGTAAATCCAAAACTACTTGAGCTAGTTAAACAAGTTGCTAAAAAGTTTGGACAGCCTTTAACTATTACAAGTGGGTACCGTAGTCCAAACTATAATGCAAGTGTTGGCGGTGCTAAAAAATCACAACACATGCAAGGTAATGCTGTGGACATCAGTGGTGCTCAGTTTACAAACGATCAACGTTTACAGTTAGTTGCAATTGCCAGNAATGTTGGCATAACTGGAATTGGAGTATACAACGATAAAAGTTTACACTTTGATATACGTACAGGTAGACGCAGTGCTTGGGGAAGTGGATTTACATATGCTGGTATTGCACCGTATGCTAAAGGTACACTAGATAAACATTTGGCGAACGGTTATGCTTAATTTTGTAACAGAAAACCGCAGAACTGCATGGGATACATATACAATTAAAGATGATTGGCGAGTAAACTTTCTTATTGCGTTAACACAACTTACTGTTAGTGCAGAGATGTTGCAATTAATGTTGGCTAATAGCGAATATCGTATGTTTAGATATTCAGCTGATGGAAAGAACTTTAAAATTGGGTATGGATATGGAGATGCAACTGGTATTGGGGTAACTGAAGCAGAAGCATATAGTTCTTGGATTGAGTATATTAAAGATAAAGAAACTAGATTTAAAACAACCTTACCACTTATTAGTATGTCGCAATCACATTATGATGCATTGTTTGGATTGTATTGTGATACTGGAACTTGGAAAAAAGTTACAAGTGATGTAGGCACATATGATGTGTTTACTGCAATAAAAGCTGGACGTTGGTTATTAGCAACAGATATGATAGCAGACGGTAAAGTTAACCCTACGCAACGTAAAGCTGAAGCTAGAGTGTTACAATTAGCTGATTACACCACTAGTAGGACTAGACAATACTTGCTTAGTGAGGGCATAGCATATGCACTCAAGCAATATACCAGTGGCGGTATTACAACTGAACTCAGTAAACGACAGTGTGAAAGTGGATACTATAGACAAACCACAGCATTTATCCCTGGTATGACCAATTTACGTCAACGAGAACTTATAGCCAAATTCGGCCAATTATAATCCTATAAATATCTATAACAAAGGATCAACAGTATGGCAAGCACTCTTTTGCTTAACGCTGATTTTCAACCCATGGAGTTAAGCCCACTTAGCACGCTCAGTTGGAAAGAAAGCATAAGCGCCTACTATAAAGACAGCATCTATATCTTTAAAACACACGACAACTGGAAAGTTAGATCTCCCAGCATAGAGTTTGATGTGCCCAGTATTATTGTAGCAAAAAACTATCACAAACGTAAATCACATGCAAAACTCAGTAGACGTAACTTGTTTATCAGAGACGACTACCGATGTCAGTATTGTGGAGTTAAGTTTTATCACCATGAATTAACATTTGATCATGTTATTCCACGTTTACACGGCGGTAAAAGTACATGGCAAAACATGGTAGCGGCATGTAATCACTGTAATGGTAAAAAAGGAAGCCGACAAGACATAACCCCTATGCGGCCACCAATACGACCAACTTGGCATCAGATATATCAGCAAAGTAAATGTTACAAACTAACGATTCCTGACCCAGCTTGGCAGGAATTTTTAAATTGGCCTGATGATTTATTAACAGTTAAAGCGCCAGTTTATTAAAGTCATAAATAGTAGTATGGCGATATTTAAAGGTTATAGCACAGTAGATGTACGTTTTGGTAATGTTGTATTAGAAGACATTGCACTTGCGAAGCGTGATTTACTCAATCATTTTTACACAAGAAAAGGCGAGAGACTTGGTCAGCCTGAATTTGGTAGTATACTACCAGATTTAGTGTTTGAGCCACTGGACGATCTTGTTATTGACTTAGTGGAAGATGATGTGAGAGATATTATTGACAATGATCCGCGATGGATATTGAACAACTTAGATGTACGAGTTGGCACACACAGTATTACATGTGTGGTTAACTTAACTTACCGAGATACGGCAACAGTGGATGAACTATATTTAGAGTTTACTGCTGAAACGGAAGAAGAGAACTTATAATGGCACAGAGTATTAGACAACGAAACCTGTTTGCTGCGGAAGACTTTACAGTAGTTTACGACAGCTTTGCACAGGCAAACTTCCAGGCATATGATTACGATACGATTCGTAGTGCAATGGTTGATTATATNAGAGACAATTATCCAGAAAATTACAATGACTGGATTAGTTCAAGTGAATTTGTAGCACTGCTTGAAATGATTGCATTTATGGGACACAACTTAGCGTTCCGTGTAGATCTAGCAAGTAGAGAAAACTTTTTAAGTACAGCAGAGCGCCGTGCCAGCGTTTTACGTATTGCAGACTTCTTGGGGTACAATCCTGCAAGAGCTTTAGCATCACGTGGTACATTAAAAATTACTTCCGTAAAAACAACACAAAACGTATATGATGTAAGTGGTGCTAGTTTAAAAGGTAAAGAGATTGACTTTATTAACGATCTAGATACCAATGCGTATCAAAACTTTATTTTAGTAATGAATGAAATCTTTGCAAGCACAAACCAATTTGGTAAACCCAGTGCAAGTAAAACAATCAGTGGAGTTAAAACTGATGTATACAACACAAATATTGCAGATAACCAAGGCATAGTGTTCCCATTCCAAGCCAAAGTAAACGGAAAAACTGAACCGTTTGAAGTAGTTAATCAATATATTGATGAAGACAGTGTACTTGGTGAGCCAACTCCAACACCAGATTCTTCGTTCAACATTGTATATAAAAATGATAACCAAGGTATTGCAAGTGCTAACACAGGGTTCTTTGTTGGCTTTAAACAAGGTACACTACAGTATACTGATTATACCGCTGACAGTGCTATTAGTAATTTAAGCGTAGCAGTTAACGAAACAAATATTAATAATCAAGATGTATGGGTACAGAATGTAGATGCTGACGGACAAGTATTAGCTAACTGGACTAAAACAGACGCAACGTTTGGTGTTAGTGCAATCTTTAGTGCTATACAAAATAAAGTACGAACATTGTACAGCGTAAAAACGCAAGATAATGATACCATTAGTGTTAACTTTGGTGATGGTGTTTTTGCTGATGTACCACGTGGCATTTTACGAATTTGGTATCGTACAAGTTTAAACAACAGTTACACGCTAAACACTGACGATGTTGGTACAGTAAACTTTAGCTTTACATACACAGCAAGTGACAACAACGAGTACACAGCTAGCTTTACTGCTGAAATGCAAGAAGCAACAAACAATTCCAGTAGCCGTGAAAGTGTTACTAGTATTAAAACAAATAGTGGTCGTGTATTTGCAGCACAAGATCGTATGGTTACAGCACAGGATTACAGCGTATTTCCACTAACAGTTGGAGATAATGTTCGTAAGATTAAAAGTGTAAACCGCACACACAGTGGGCACAGTAGGTTTATTGATATCAATGATCCAACAGCACAATATCAAAATGTTAGTATAGTTGCTGATGACGGTTATGTATATAGTGAAAATACACTAAACAGAACAACATTAAGTTTACCAACTAACCTAACTGAAGAACAAATATTTGATCAGTATATTAGTAACTTAATCAGTAACCCTGAAACTATCAACTTATTCTATCAAAAGTATAGCCCAGTTAGTGTTGCGTTCAGTAGTAACAGTGCAAGTTTTCAGTGGAACCAAGTAAGTACTAGTGCATCAGGATATATAACTCGAAACAGTATTGTTGAACGTGTAGGTAGAAGTTCAAGCACCGCAGTTAAAGAAATTAAACTGGGCAGTATTGTAGAGTTTATTGAAAGTCCTTATAACAGTGGAAGTTTAGGCACAACCGGAACTACCCTAACTATTACAAATGGCGGCAGTGGGTATACAAGTACCCCAACAATTACATTCAAAGGAACTGGATCAGGTGCAACCGCTAACGCAGTTGTTACAGCAGGAGCAGTTACTAGTATTACTATTGTGAGCGGTGGTGAAGGATATACAAATCCAGTAACAGTTGAAATATCTGGCGGTGGTGG